AAGAATCCTTATTCTGAATTGGTCTTTTGGTCTGTAATATTGCCCCTCAAACTTGAAATCAAACAGGTCTGGTTTAAATTCCTCTTTTGTTATGCTTTGCACCCACCCCTCAGTATTTACAGCATTTTCCACCGCACGATAATCAGTCTGTCCCGGGATGAGCATTTTCTTCGACCTCACATTTGGCGAAGTCAATGCAGATAAACTAAAATGAACATACTCTTCTGAATAGGTCGATCTATAACTCTCACCAGTTCTTTGAAAAGGATTGAATGCAAGCCCAAGTCTTGGATCTTCACTTCCCATAAGACAGCCCTTCGCTGCGTCAAAAATCTCTTGAACTATTCCGGTTGCCTCTGTCATTAATATCATCGTATGTAAAGAATGAAATCCATTCCATGCATCCAGCGCTTTATCACCTGCTTTGAATGAAATCAGAAATTTATCTCCTCGCTCCTCTCCATTCTTATCGTAAAATTTAATTCCATCTGCCATTAATCTGCCATCGAGAGGTATCTTGAACGTTGAAAGCACCTTTCTTAACTCTGCCATCATGATCTTATATGCCTGGCGCCCAGTTGGAGCCGTCAATATAACCTTCACGTCTTTTGGAACTAAGTATATTCTACAAATACCGGCACATGCAAAAACAAAATCCTTCCCCCGTGAATTACAAGACCGTATGGATGTGTTCTCGTTAAACTGCAATGAAGATAGTATCTCTCTTTGTTTGCGGTCTAAGCGTATTGTAGTGGCGTCTCTGATGAAGAAATTCCAGTCCTCCATCCATCTCTTAGCACGATCTATGTCTTTACCTGACTTTCTCATTGTCTTTTAAGAAATAAGGGCAAGCGGACCCACCCTTATAATTTTTTGGGAATTCTCCCTTGATAATGGCTGATTAAATTCAGCCACACCTCAAGTATGATTGCCGTTTTGAAACTCATTTAGTTTAGCTAAAACTTTTGAGATTCGATATTTTGTCTCCTCGATCGATAAATTTACACTCTGGGGTTTTTCTATGATTATATCTCCAGAATGTGTTGTATATGGATATATTTCAACTCCGTTCTTAGTGTTGATTACAGCTGTCTTTATGCCCATTATTCACCTTTTCTTGTTTTGTTTCTCTGCTGCGATCGCAAACATCACCGATAATGCTTTTGATGACCTTATTGAAACCATTAACTGTTTCCAAAACCGCCCCCATGCTTCTGCGAATATAAAAACTGAATAACCCCCCGAACTTTCAAGTGTTTTCTTTTGCTTTTCATCCAATTCACAAAATACCGGAAGCCCATAACCAAAAATTCTTTCATTATAATATTTTTTTAACCTATCTCTTTCCATTACTTCTCCTTTGTCTGGTTATTTCAACACCCGCCCTAATTAAATCTTTTAAGCTGATCGGCAAATTTAATCTAATACGTTTTAGTAATTTATTATGATCTCTTTTTAACCCGAGTGTTTTCTTTTTCAATTTTCTTGGTAACCTGAAAAACTTTCTTATATTTGCATAATTTATCTGTGCCGTCTCACATTTCATTTCTTTACAGAGTATTATTGGTTCAGATTCTATTATGTTTGGTATTGTAGCATTGACTACTGTCCCAATTTCATAATCGTTAATAAATAATTTACTACTCATCGTTTCCTTGCTTATTTCTCCTTGTTCATTTCATTTCCCGCATCATTTGCGGAATATGCCATATTATTATCGGTATTATCAGAATACACATTAAGAATATTAATAACAATAGTTTTATCTTCTGCCATAATCTGTAAAACCAGATACCCGTATCCATCTTAATCAGCCAGAATGGTTTCATATTATTTTTTCTTCTTAATTACGATCTTTGGAAGCCCGTTCTTTCTAAAATATCTTTTGATCTTTCTAAGATTTGGTTTCTTTATTAAGCTATTAACCTCATCTGAAGGTTTATATTGAATCACATGCAGCAGAGCTATGGTATATAACACCTGATAAAGAGGTGATTGTAGCATTCCATTCAACTTATATTCACCCATCCAAACATATTTAATTTTCGTACCTCCATATTTTATTGCTTCTTCAACCACATTTCTAATATCAGAAATCGGCGTTATCGGAACAACAAAATCCTTATCGTGATATTTATATAAAGATCGAAAGTTTCTTTCCCATTCATTTCGCATTTTCTGAAATTTTATTTCATCAACAGTTATCTTGTAGAAATTAACTCCCAATATCATCGCTATTATTAGAATAATTATAGTATTCATTTTTTACTTCTCATCTTTTTTTCTGCCTGTTCTATGAGATCGGAAAAACTCATGTCTATGTTTTTGTTCTCCGTCTTGAGCGGTGCATCATAGCCCATAAGTCTTGAAAGAGATTCGAGAGCTTTTGATTTATCATAGAGCTTAACTTTTATGTATGCATTATAAGTCATCTCACCAGCGTTTACCTGCACTCCGTCTTTATCATATTTTGGTTTGGCTGCCTTTTTAGTAACCTTAGAATCGATCTCCTGAATACACGCCTTTTGCTCTTCAGTCAAATTCTCGAATTCCTTTTTTGAGATCCACGTATTGTGCAAATGTGCTATTGAAGAAAAGGCAATCTTCATGTGTTCTAATACAACCATCTCTTTGGAAAGACCGAGAGACAATTCAATATTACCCCTCAAGAATTTTATAAATGCCTTAATGTTATGTTTTGTTAAATTGCCACTTGCTATTTCCTTTGCACTCCTTTTTGAATATCCCGCCTTTAATGCAGCCCTTGATCCATTCCAATCCAATATGTATTCCTTACAGAAGATACGTTGTTTATTCGTAAGTTCTTTTTCCCAATCTTCCATTGAGTATGAACTGTAGTCTGGAGCTTCTGTTGTTTTCATGATTAACTTTGCTTTCCCAGCCATTCAAGAAAATCGCTCACTGTTTTAAATGACCTTGTACCCTTACCATATGTCCATATAATCTTATCAAGCGGGTGTTTTTTTATGCCGAACTCCTTTGATTCCACTTCATATATCTTCTTATCCCTGAATACTATACAGTCAAAGTGTTCAATATTCTCTAACTTTTCAAGCATTTCTTCAATGTCCATGATTTCTTCCTTTCTTGTTTTCTCTTGATATGCTTTTCTATCTTACTACCAGCGAGCCCAAATTTTGACAATGCTACTATAGCATAACAGGTTTTCTTTAATTCTCTGTGCTCATCTGCTTTATGTAATCCTTCAAGAATATCCAAAAAATCAGACTCAGAAAGACAAGATAGACTAACCATATTCTCTATAAACTCACACCCCTTCCCTAAAAAATGATAGTTATATAATCTTACAATCTCGCAATATCTTTTTAGCATTCTGCGATCCTTTCTTGTTTTACGCGCCTCTTGTTCTTTCATGCGATCTCCTTTCGTTGTTTTTTCCATAGGTCGTCAAGCTGCTTTCTTAATTTCTGCAACTCTCTAATTCTTGTTAAATATTCTACTTGCTTTTCCTCAGGCGTATTAAATACAGATCTCCTATTATCAAATAATGACATAGGATTGTAGTTTTTCATAAAATGTTCTCTTTTATATTTTTAGCTATATAATACATCATTTTAGGCATTACAGAATTGCCAATTCTCGCCCATTGTTCAGTGAAATTCCCGACGAACCTGAATTTGTCGGGATAACTACACAATCTTTTTATTTCAGTTATTGTATGCTTTCTGTTTTCTATCGGATGTAAAGTACCATCGCTACTTGCACTATGATTAACCGTTTTCGTGATTGTTACAGACGGTTTATTTAAGTAATTTCTTGAAAGCGTAAAGCCCGAACCGTTTGGTGAATACTTTTGATACGATTCCCCAAATTTCATTTTACATATTCTTGGATAAATAACTGATTTTTTTATATGATTAACCCAATTCAATTCCCATTCTTTATTTTCTATGTCTTTTAATGCTTCTTTTACTATAATACATATTTTATTCGGCTTCGGGAATGTTGGTTCAAGATTCAAGTCTTTTCTAACTCCAATAAAAAATAGTCTTCTTCTACTTTGCGGGACTTCATACCACATTGCATTCATAAGTTTACATTTGACATTATATCCAGTATCTTTTAATGCTTGCATTATTTCATTAAATCGCCCCTTCATTTTCCCTTTCATCATACCGGATACATTTTCCATTACAAATACTTTTGACTGTAATTCATTTATTAATCGAATAAACTCTTTAAATAAATCATTTCTTGAATCTTTTACTTTCCTTTTACCGGCAGTTGAGAATCCTTGACATGGGGGCGAACCATCAAGAACATCCAATTCGCCAACTTTTATTTTACAGAATTCAAGTATTTCTTTTCCGGCTATTGTTTTAATATCTCTTTCCCATATAGGACAATCAAAATTCAACCTGAATGTTTCTACTGCATTTTTATTATTATCTATTGCAAGTAATTCTTTAAATCCTGCCCACTTATAACCAAGTGAACTGCCCCCACAACCGGCAAATGTCGATATTACAGTTACCATTTATAACCACAACTCGGACATTCGTTTTCAGTTCTCAATTCAGAAACCTCTTTTTCTTTATTTTCAGGGCTGTAATTTACATCTTCAAATTCAAGAAAATCCATATTGAAATCCATTTCTTCCAGTTCTTGAATCTCAATATCTAACTTAGCCCAATCCCATTCTGCAAGTTCTGCTGTTTTATTGTCTGCTATTCTGAACGCCTTAATCTGTGCATCCGTGAGGTCGTCTGCTATAATGCAGGGTATTTCCTTCAATCCCAACTTCTCGGCTGCCTTGAGCCGCGTATGTCCTGCCACGACGACATTATCCTTGTCTATTACAACCGGAACTTTGAATCCAAACTCATTTATAGAGGATGCTACCATATCCACAGCGGGGTCGTTTATTCTGGGGTTGTTATGGTAGGGGATCAGGTCAGTGATTTTCTTAAGAATTATTTCCATTTTGTCCTTTATTGTCCCAGTGCTTTAGCAATAAGCCGCATTTGTTCTTCTGTTAATTTGATTTTTACATTTTCATCCAGACCAAACTCCTTATGACAGAAAGGACACTCAATAAAGGTTGCAGGTTTATAGTCCTTCCCATATTTAATTTTATACTGATTCTGCAGGTCATCATCTGCCTTTTCCATATCACCCGCTGTCACAACCCCACTACCAACATTTGGATTCAAGTCCGGCTTAAAATTCAGGGCACTTTCAAATTCCATCCAATCAATATTTATGTTTGCCTCTACCATGACACCAATCTCTTGATTGAGCTTTTGGAAATCCCATTCAGACATTTCACTTGTTCGATTATCTGCAATTCGATATTCCTGTGCCTGTTTTTTTGTCAATCCCCTTGCCACAAGAACCGGGACGCTTTTCAAGTTCATCTTCAATGCTGCTTTCCACCTCGTATGTCCAACAATAATGACCTTCTTTCTGTCAACCACAATTGGTTGATTAAAACCAAGTTTTTTAATACTCTCAACAACCTTATCAATTGCATCATCATTCTTTCTCGGATTGTTTAAATATGGTGTTATTGCAGAAAGTTTCATCATTTCAATTTTCATTAAAACAACTCCTGCTGATCTTCGGATTGCTTCCATTCTTTAGCTCCGAGCCATTCACCGGCAATCTTTCTGTGACATTCATCGATGTTCTTTTCATAGCATAAAAGAGCAACTTCTTCGCCTATTTGATTGATCTTATTGAGAATTTCGTTTTTATTGAGCTTATTTATTTGATTAAAATATCTTCGATTAAACTCTTTCTCTGTTATCATTTTATCTTTTAGCTCTCTAAAAAGTGATGGCGATGGTGCAAGCTCCTTGATACTATCTCCCCTAAACCAGGAGGGTTGATATTGTGCTATGTTTACTGGAATGATTCCAGCATTTTTTAATTTACCGATATTGCCAAAATACGATGTATAAATCATGTTCCTATTATCCTTTCTTGATATATTTTTGTCAATTATTTTACCTCTATTTCTATCGGATATAATGCTTCCACCATTTTTTTGTTACGTATAAAATCCTTTGTTTTATATCCTTTTGTGTCAACAAAATGCACGGTTCCATCTGTCCAGAACTCAATGAAATCTGCTCTATGTCGAACATTTCCTGGAAAGTCAAACATTGGCTGTCTGAGAAAGAACAACACTTCGCCTGCTTTCTGTCGAAGTAGAAGCTCATCGTAATATTTTCCCTCTTTGGTAGATTGGAATTTTATCCCGTTTCGGATAGTTGGTTTAGCGTGGAATTTATGTTTGATTATCATATGTTAATTTTTCTTGTTGAACATATTTGGGAAATATTACCAACCCAAACGGACGTTGTATATTCTTCCAACACTTACGCCATCCAGCAGAACTATGATGCTCTTATCCTTATGTTTGACATATACTATCACCCTATTGTCTCCTTTTATTTTCTTGATCTTCTTTTCCCACACGTATAATCTGAAAGATAAAATTGCGTTTGCTGGTTTATAAATATTGGCTCAGTATAATGATGTGAAAAGAATCTAATCGCTTCTTTTATTGAATCCCACTCTGAGAAATAATAATGGTGACATATTTCACCTCTTATGGATAAAAACCAATACGTTGCCTGAATAGGTTTTCTCCATCCAGACTCATGTCTTATCTCGATTACCTCTCCACCAAACTTGCGCAACATCCTTTCATTCATTTTTATACTACCTTAACCTTATTCCGTTTGACCTTATTCCACTTCCTATCCTTCAATTTATTCTCAGTTCTCAGGAGTGGTTTGTGATAATTTCCAAGCAGCGCAAATTTGATCCTATCTAATAAAGTCATGTTTGAGAATAATAAATTTATGTACCTTCTCATTCTCCTGCTCTCACGCTTTAATGTCTGTTCGCCCATAAGCGTTTCCTTTTGATTTCTTTCAATTCCTGTTCGCTGAATGAAATATAGCCAGACAATAATTTCTGGAATGTTTTTTCTGTTCCTTGTAACTATGTGATGAACACGTTCTACGGGTGCACCAGATACTACCGATCTGTAATTCCATTTCAACTTAACCGCTTTCCGCCAGAGTGAATCGAGGTATTTAATAGATATTGTCATTTGTTCTCTCTATAAAATGCTATTACATTATACTTTTCATCGCCATAATAAAAATATGGATTGCCTTCTACTATTTGACAAATTTCAAGCCCTAAATAGAACACTGCTGAGTCAAGTTCCGCTTCATTGTATTGTCTATAATCTCTTGTTTTATTCAATTCCTCTGTAATAGAAATAATGGCAATAACAAGAATAATAATGATAACTAAAAACATAACAATACAGAATTTTTCAAAATCTTTGCTGTTCATCATACTCCTTTATACATTTCATCAGTATAAATCACTTCATTAGGTAGGGGACAATTAAGTCCATACCATTCAAATGCAAGCATCCTGCAATGCTGTGCATAATCTTCAAATTCCTGTGTGGTGAGAGTGGCGGTGCTTCTTGATCTTGTTATGATTTCACCAGTTGGTTTTCTTATTTCATAACGCCCAAGAACTTCATCCTTGAATATTTCATGCTGGTCTCGCTGGCTCTCCTTGGTATGTATAGAACACATAGAAACAATTACTTTCCAATAATATCTGTTTTCTTTTGAAGTCCTTCGTTTCTTTGTTGAATCAACAAGGACGGAAACCTTCCCCTTTTCTTTCAAGAGTCTGCTGGCATAACTAACTGCTATTTTCAACTCTCTTTCATTCTGGCAATTATATAAGATAATAACTCCTTTATGTATATACAAATCCGCAGTCATGGCAAATGTCTGCTTCGTCAGTAATTGTAATATTATCGCTCCCACACATTGGGCATACTCGGTATAACCCATATTCTTCAAAATCTTCAACATCTTCATCTATTCCTAATGAATTTGGTTTGAGGTGAGAATAATCTTTGCCATCTGAATATTTTACTTTTTTCATCTTATTCTCCTCTCTTAACTAATTGGTATTCAACATCAGTTTCGTCAATCCCATATTCGCACCAAGTTACATCTGCCACTTTTCGCAGTATGTTGAAATCGTCATAGTCTCCAACATCTCTTTTATCTCCAAGATTGAGATAAATCTTTTCTGGTATGTTTTTCATATCTCCCACTTAAAGTCATTGGACGATATTCTATTGAATACTTTCTGCTTCGCAGATTGTTGCTTGAAAAAAGTCTCATACAATCTCCACAGACTTATAATCCCGACGCCCCATCGGTATTTTGTTTATTAAATTCTGCTTTTCTAATCCAAAACTTAAAATATTTTTGGAAGCATTATAATCCCTATCGTGTTCAGCTCCGCACTCTGGACAGACCCAAGTTCTATCAGAAAGTTTTAAATCTTTTTTTATATATCCACACGAGGAGCATAATTTTGAGGAAGGTTGGAAACGTCCTATCATAATATAGTTTTTTCCTCTATCGGCAAACTTATATTCCAAAAGTTTATAGAAATTTCCAAGCCCCAAATCTGCTATACTTTGAGCTAAGCAATGATTTTTAGTCATTCCTGCAATATTCAAATTTTCTACAATAACCGTATCATACTCATTTGCTATCTGAGTAGTAATTTTATGTAAAAAATCTTGTCTTTGATTTGCAATATGCTCTTGAAGTAATGCTAATTTTAGGTTTGCCTTCTTCCTATTTATGCTTCCTTTTTGTTTCTTGCTTGCACGCCTATTCAATGTTTTGAGTTTTGTAATTGAGGATTTTAAATGCTTTGGATTTTCTATTGTTTTGCCATCTGAAAAAGTTCCGAAAACTTTTATTCCTGTATCTATCCCGACAGCAGTTTTCTTTCTAATTGGTTTTTGTTTTATCTTAATTTCTGGCAATTCAACCAATATGCTTACAAAATATTTATCGGTAGAAGTTTTTATTAATGTTGAAGTTTTGATTCCTCCTTCAAATTCCCTACTCAACCGTGCTGGTATCCATTTTAGTTTAGGTAACCATATTCTATTTATTCCAAAATTTATTCGTGTGTTTTGTGTAAAACTCACAGATTGCCTTTTATTTTTCTTACTTTTAAATTTGGGGAATCCTTTTTTTTGTTTAAAGAATCGAGTAAATGCTTTTTCCATATTTACAATAGAACATTGCAGGCTTTGAGCAACAGACAATTGAAGCCATTCATATTTAGGTTGTCTTTTGAGTTGAGTAACTTTTGTCATCAATGTATATGCAGACACACTCGATTTATCTTTTGCATACGCCTTGATTCTTGCTTCCAGTGCCCAGTTATAGATAAATCGAGCATTCCCAAGCATTTGATTAATGCTTCCAGTCTGTTCTTTGTTCGGATAAATCCGATACCTAAAATATTTTAAATTACTCATATATACAATTTAATTCTATTCTTACAGATGTCAAGTTTTTTCTGTAACATAGTCAAGAATGTTGTCATTTGTTTACCTTTTTTCTACATTCAAGACACTCTTCGGTGATTTTCCAAATACCCTTGCAAGCAATTAGTCTATGTTTAACATCGTTATTTTCATAATGCTTGCAGTTCTCGCATTTCCATAAAGCTCGTTGAAAATCGTCCATCGCACCGGCTTTGCAAATAGCAAGTCCGATTATCCACGCAAGCCCAATCACGGAAGCTACCACTAAAATCTGTAATATTGTTGCCATCTTATTCTCCTTTCATGTTATCAAAAATAATAAAAAC